GTCAGGGTGCCCGAAGATAGACACCATATTTTCAGAATCTAAGGGCACATCTTCTTCATACCAATTCCAAGTGGAATTAACCTTTTCACCCTCAGGACGCCGCGTAAATACGGGCACTGTGTAGAATGATCTACCTCTACTATCTATAGCTAGCGATAGAGCATCGTTCGCAGACTTTCCGGATTCCTTCAGGTATGATGCGGTGAGTTTAATATCCTCAACAGCGTTAGGGTCAACCTGCATCCGGCTAGGAATAGGCATTCCCAGCATAGCCATCAGATTTTCTGGGTCTTCCATACCTCTGTTATGCCGGGCAATAGCAGCCTCAGGGCTAACATATAACTTATTCGGCCTAGGTACCGACCCGTGCATGATATGATACATAGAATCAACAGCTTCCTCAGGGCTAACACGCAAACTATGAGGAGTAGGTGCCGGCCCATGCAGGATTTGATACCTAGAATTGTCAATATCAAAGCCAGCTTCGTGCAGCAGTTTCAATCGAGCCATTGGCGATAAAGTCGGGGCACCCACTTCAGACAGGCGCATGCGGGAGGAGGAGGTCCCCGCAGCCTGAGCTAATCGGTCTGCCACTTTTAGAGCAGTAGAAAGCCGCTGACGCTCAGTTATAACAGAGGCATCATCCTCTGTTAACACATACTTCTTGGCTAAGTCTACTAGATCTTGCAAACCTTTAGGATTAGGCATAGCTATACCTCACACGCCAAACATACAATTCCACACAACTATACCTGGAAACTCATAAAAAAGCAAATTAGGCCGCATAGGGATTAACCTTAACATGTTTATCCCGCACAGGTTCATCCCGATCCCGAGCCACGGGAAGCTCAAACCACCCGCTATCTTTCAGGAAGATCACGGCTTGTGTGAAGGTATCCACATAGTCATCGTGTTCAGCTACTGGAAACTTGCCGACTTGCTTCATAAACGCACTGGCCCAGGTAACCGGTTGCCCTGGATTCTTTGCTGATTCAGGTATCCATAGTAGTCCCAGCTCCAGCGTAGGTGCGGCTTGGTGGGCGCGTGATATCTTATCGGCATTGCCGGGGTTGTAGCTGGCGATAGGTATGCGTGCGACGCGAAGGTCTTGCAGTAGGGACTGTCCGCTGGCCTTAGCCTCGACCAGAACCCTGTCTGGTTTACGAGCTTTGAGGTACGGTGAATTCTTAGACATACCCCCGTACTCGCTACTCCATTCTTTGATCGCCTTCTCCCGCAGGTTTGGGTAAGACAGGTGCTCATCCCAGGCATCGAGCAGCATTGCGTTACGCTCACCCTTGTGAGTAAAGACACCCCACGCTGTGAATGCAGTCGGATCCCCGGTTGTCTTCTCAGTAAATGCACAGTCGTAAGACTGCAGGATGTACTCGTACTGGGGGAGTGCCTTATCGTGCGGCCACAAGTTGAAGAAGTCTGTCTTCAGTATTCCACCCTCTGCCGGAGTTGGATCTTGCTGTAGTTGCCCAGCAGTGCCGTACACGCCTAGCTGTTGCTTCAGTGCTGTGATCTCCTTGTCGCCGAAGCGTTCTGGGCAGATCAACTCTCCGACTTGCTTACGAGGATCGTACACACCCAGACTGGTAGACCGCTTCTTGCCGTCCCATTCAGCAGGAATACAAATGTGTTCCCACCCTTGAATATTTTCCAGGATGTACCCGCTGATATCCTGCTCGTGGAGCCGTTGCATGACGGTCACCATTGCGTCTTCCCGAGGATTGTTAAGCCGGGTTGACCACACCATGTTAAACCACTCCAGAGAGGATTCTCGCATAGCGTCTGACTGTGCGTCCTGGGCACCGTGGGGGTCGTCCAGGATCAGACGCGAACCGCCTTCGCCAGTCGCCGTACCACCAACAGAAGTAGCAATGCGATAACCCGTCTTGTCATTTTCAAATCGTTGCTTAGCATTTTGATCACCAGCCAATTGGAACATGTATCCCCACCGCTCATGATACCACGGAGACTGAATTAGGCGGCGAGACTTCAGGTTATCCCGGATGCTCAAGTTGCCTGAATACGAAGCGCATAGGTACTTATGTTCTGGGTTAGTCAGCCACTCCCACATCGGCCACATCACGCTTACGATGGTGGACTTAGAGTGCCGAGGCGGGATATTAATAAGCAGCCGCTTAATGTCCCCGGCAGACACCGCCTCAAGATGTTCACATATTTCTTGGATATGCCAGGACCCGATAAATGGTATACCCGGCTCAACCACGTGCCATGACTGTTTTACAAACTCGTAAAGTGACGCAGAAGCTGCCCTACGTGCCTTCTCCTGCCGTATCAGGTCAAGTACAATGGCAGGGCTTAGTTGCTCAGTCATAAAAGCATTCTCAAGGATTAGAAGCCTTGAGCATCAACTGCTCCATTTGCTCCAGTTCGACATCGTTAAGATTCTTAACATTAACTGCCGCTATCGTAATTGGTCCGCCATTTGCGCCCACGTGTTCCTGCGTTACTTTATCGCCGTATATTTTAGGCAGTACTTTGCTTAATATCCATTTACGCGTATCAATTTGTAATCGGCGATGGGCAATAACATCGCTATTAAGCGGCATTAATATTTTATCGAGCAGGGGTTCCCCATTTTCAAATAAATAAACACCTTCCGAATCCTGCTTATGAATAGTTATCCATTCGTGGGTCTGGTTTGTTAATTCAATTATTTCGTCGGCCAATAACTTGTAACCAGATTCCCGCGCTTGCGCGTACCTCCGAGCTAATCCAGGGGGTGTATCATCCATCACCCACTGCACGAAGGTCGAAGAGTCAGGAAGATCTTTCCGACTTCTGCAGATATCCTGCAGGGTACGACCCTTTTCCAACTCCTTACAAACAAACTCAGACAGAACCGCACGATCATACCTACATGCAGCTTCACGCAGCACTTTACCATCCGACTTAACCACCGGCACTTTACCACTCACAACCGCAGAAGTCTTAGCCATCATTTTCTCCTAGGACACCATTATAACCCAAACCCGCCCAAACACCAAAAAACCCTACCAAAACTACTACAAAATTTTAATCGTGTGGTTAATCGTGTTTTTTAACCGTGTGCCTCTCTCTTCGAGAGAGGGAACACGATAACACGATTACCCCAAAAACTACCGTGTTCCAACCACTCTAACCAACTACGGAGGAGGGTTAGTACCCCCTCCATCCGTCGGTTGAGTGGTCCAGATGTGCGCTCTAGCCTAATCGTGTGGTTAATCGTGTGCCACCACACGATTGAGAGACTATTGATAAATATAGCTTTTGTCTTTAATCGTGTTATCATCACACGATTAAGAACACGATTAAAACACGATTAAATTCAAAATAGCCCATTTTATACAAATTCCTCAACAGCTTTGTTAACTTAGCAGCGTTTACAGGGCATACTTACCGGCTTCACGAGTTGACAGAACATATTCATCAACTTTTATGTAGTGGTTTGCCCGACCTTTAGGATTCTCAAGTTCCACTCTTACTAAAATTCCATCATCAAGCATGGAGTCGATGGCCCGTTCTTTGCGTTCATCCGAGCCTTTAACCCCACCTTTAGTTATGGGTAGGCGTTCATAATATGAACGAGCGTGTTCAGGATAAGCTCGAATTAAGAGTACAATAGCCCCGCACAGGCGCAAGTGATCTTCTAGGTCTCTATCGTTGGCACGGTCTTCTCTGAGCTGACTACGCTCACCTGCTTTAAGCGGACGAGCTATGGAGTGGTTGAACCAGGTTTCTTTGTCGTAGCCTAGAACATTCTTGTGCACTTCCATGTTGCTAATTAGTTCAAAGGTAAGTTCAGAGAAGGAGGTGGGGAAACGAGCTTTAATAACTTTAAGCACGCGAGGGCTATCGTTGGTTTCTCCGTCCTTAAATACCGTGTATACCCCCTGGGCATCGCCAGTCCAAGCTGAGGCACCTCGGGGGCTTAGATAGTCCGATTCGCCGTTGCCTAAAGCCTTTGCAGAGTGACTAACAATTATAATAGGAAAGGCAGCAAATGATTGCTTAATATAAGCCATTGCCCGACCCACTTCTGCATTATCGTTTTCA